TCTAAGAAAGTTGTAATACTTGATGAATTTGACTACTCAAATCCGAATAGTATGCAACCTGCCCTTCGTGGTTTTATGGAAGAATTTTCCAAGAATTGTAGATTTATTTTAACATGTAACTACAAGAACAAGGTCATATCGCCTCTACACTCGAGGTGTACTGTTATTGATTTTACGTTTAGTAAGCAAGATAAACCAGAATTATGCAATCAGTTTTTTGAAAGATGTAAATTTATTCTTGAAAATGAAGAAATACCATATGATGAAAAGTCTTTGGCGAAATTTATAGTAAAATATTTTCCTGATTTTAGGAGAATATTGAATGAATTACAGAGACAATCTTTAACAGGAAGTATAAACGAATCTATTCTATCGAATGCTATAAACGATAAAATTAATTCTCTTTTTTCTTCTATGAAAAAGAAGGATTTTAGTGCAGTGAGAACGTGGGTTTCTCAAAATTCTGATAACGATTCTGTTCTCATTTTTAGAGGAATTTTTGATCTTCTAAACGAAAAATTAGAAGAGTCTTCTATTCCAACAGCAATACTGATATTGGCAGAATATCAATATAAAGCAGCATTTGTTGCAGATCCTGAAATCAATATATCAGCATGTTTAGTTCATATGATGATGGAAGTTAATTTCAAATGAATGTTTTTTCTTTTATAGATTCTATAACTTATAGTAAAAAAAATCTATTAGAAGAAGATTTTTCTTCTGAAAAGGAATATATTCCTTATTTGGTAAATAAGCATTTATCCTTGTTCCCTGATACTATTTTTTATTCGAATAATATGAATAAATACGGTTTTTTATCCAAAAAATATCAGTATGATTATCTAAGATTTTCTATCAGAAAGAGAAAAAGATACACAAAATGGCCCAAAAAGGAAAAAAACACAGAGATAGATTGTGTGTCAGAATACTATGATTGTTCTAAAAGAAAAGCCAAAGAGTATGTATCGATATTATCCAAGGATAAATTGGATAAAATATGCTCTATTTTGGAAGGCAAAAAAGGATAAAATATAAATAATGTGAAAATAACATAATAATATAAGGGAAAGTAGGTTATGAATAATAAAATAACACCAGATGATCTTCTGGAAGTGACCTTTGACGATCAAGAGAATTTTCTTAAGATTAAAGAAACATTAACTAGAATAGGAATTTCATCTAAAAAAGAAAATAATTTATACCAATCTTGTCATATTTTACACAAAAAAGGTAAATATTATATTGTTCATTTCAAAGAAATGTTTCTTTTAGATGGATTAGAATCCGAATTTAGTGAAAATGATATAGGAAGAAGAAACAAAATAGCACAATTATTAGAAGAATGGAATCTTTTAGAAATAGTTAATCCTATAAAAGAATCAGATCCAGTAGCATCTATTAATCAAATTAAAATAGTACCACACAAAGAGAAAAAAGATTGGAATTTAATCTGTAAATATCATATAGGAAGAAAGGGATGAACGCAGGAACTTTTGACATATATGTGGATAAGCAATCTGAATTTTATGTGGAATTCGAATATGTTGATTCTAATGATATTCCTATAGAAATAACAGATTTAGTTTCATTTGAGGTTCGAAGATCATCTGTTATTAATAAAAATTTGTTTTCTGTGTATAGTGACGGTTCAGTATCAGAAGATGATGAATTTTATGATGGAACCGATTATATTGTGGGGAATATAACAGTAGATAATAATAAAATAACAACTACAATCAATACTGATATAATATCTAAAATATACCCAAATCAATATTTTTATTATTTAAAATTAAACAACACAAATCAAACAAAAACATTACTAAAAGGAAAGTTTGTAACAGACACACCATGAATAAGATAAAAATAAAAATATTTCATACAAATGAAATAAAAGTAAATAGAAATAAAAAAAATAACATTATTATAAAAAACTTAGGATTAAAACAATATGTTGTTTTTACTCCCTGACTTTTTTTTGTTATAAATATAATAGAATAAGAAAATAAGGGGAAAATATGGGCTATAATATACCAGATATTCTATATTCTAAAATTAGAATAAAAAGATCTTTGGTTGCTGGGGAAGTACCTAGTTCTTTAGAATTAGGTGAATTGGCAATAAATATTAAAGATAAAAAAATATGGGTTGGTAATGAACAAAATACAGCAATTGAACTAGCAGAAAAAGATTTTTACACAGCCGGAAATAATATCTATATTGATATAGATAAAAAAATAAATTTTGACCCTCAACCAGGAAGCATACCTATTTCTTCTTTGGAAGGTAAATCAAATGGATATTTGCGATATTTTAATGGAAATTGGATTTTTCAAGAACTTGATTCGGGAATAGGTGTATCTGGCTTTGTTGATGGTAATCTTTTATTTAGTTGTATAGGTGCAATAAGTCCTGATGGTTCTTATCAGATAGTAGGAGGAGATGCAAGTACATTAGGGTATTGTAGTACAAATTCTGATTTAGGTAGTACTTTTTTTGAGGGATATGGTATTGGTATTTCTGCTAATAATGAAATATCAATAGATACAACAATATTCACAGATTTCCCTACTTCTATATTACCAACAGCAGATTTAAGTTATGATTTAGGGTCTTCTTCTTTTAGATGGAATAATGTTTTTTGTGATAATTTAGATGCAGGGGATATAAACCTTTCTAACGAAAACACATCCGGAAATTCTATAGACGGAACAACAGGAAATTGGACGATTCAAGAAGGTGAAAATGACCTATTTCTTATAAATAACAAGAACGGTAAAACCTATAAATTTACTTTAACGGAAATCTTATAGATTATAAATAATACTAAAGAATTATTGTAATATAAGGAAAGTAATAATGGCTACAAAGATTAAAATTAAGCACTCAAATACAGGAACAAACACACCAGGTACTCTTGAATCTGGTGAACTCGCAGTTAATACTGTTGATAAAAAAATGTGGATCGGTAACGGATCAGACGCAGTTGTTCTTATAGGACCAAGATTATCAGCAATAGAAGGATTAGCATCAGTTCCTGAAGGTGGGTTTTTAGTAGGCGATTCTAATGGTGAATTTGTTATAGAAAGTGAAGGAACAGCAAGAACCTCTTTAGGTCTTGGTGCTCTTGCAACAGAGAATGATGTAAATCTAGCATCATCAGAAGTTACTGGTACTCTTACAGTAGATCATGGCGGTACGGGTGTTGATAGTTTTGATGCTGATGCAATAATAAAAGGAGGAGGCAGCAGCAACCCTTAGTTGGATCTGGTGTTACTATTGATTCTAATAACAAATTAAATCTTACTACAGGGGGTGTTGCTTTTAGTAAGTATGGCTCAGGCTCAGATCCGACTTCTGCATATGGTACAGGAACTATGTTTTATTCCAGTACAGGAGCATTGAAATTTTCTCCAGACGGGACCAATTTAAGAACAATAGGATTCACAGAAGATTTAACAACAGTAAATAACGGAACTCTAACTCTGGCAACTTCGGGAACAGGGATAAGTATAGCAGCAGCGAGTCCTAAAACATTTACTGCTAATCAAGCATCAAATGCAACTATTACTATTACAAGCAATGCAACTAGTGCTAATGATCCTAGTGCTATTGTTGCCAGAGATGGTAGCGGTAATTTTACTGCAGGAACTATTACTGCGGCTTTAAATGGTAATGCTACTACCGCTACTACCGCTACTACACTTAGTAATGGTCGTGATTTTAGTATAACAGGTGCCGTAACAGCCACTGCCGTATCCTTTAATGGGGGTGATAATGTTACATTGGATACTTCTATGGCTAATAATGCTGTTATATTAGGAACACATACACAAGGAAATTATGTTGCGACTATTACAGGAACAGATAATGAAATAACTGTTTCTGGATCTGGTACTGAAACAGCAACAGTTACGATTGGTTTACCTGATGATGTTACAATTACAAATAATCTAACAGTATCAAATGATCTAACAGTAAGCGGCGATTTAACAGTAAGCGGCGATGTAACAACTGTAAATACTACCAACTTAACTGTCACAGACACATTAGTTGTTCTTAATCAAGGTCTAACAACAACAACAAATTCTTCAGATATCGGATTTATTTTTCAAAGAGGAACTACAGAAGATAATGCTGCAATTATATGGGACGAAAGTACCAATAAATTTACTTTAGGCACTACAGCAGCAACAGGATCTACTGGTGGGGGAATCACTGTATCAAAAGGTAATTTAGTTTCAGATCTAACAGGTAATGTTACTGGTGATGTTACTGGTGATCTCACAGGCAATGCAGATACTGCTACCACACTTGCTACTTCTAGAGATTTTAGTATAACAGGTGCCGTAACAGCCAGTGCAGTATCCTTTAATGGGGGTGACATTGTTACATTGAACACTTCTATGTCCGCTGATGCTGTTACATTAGGAACACATACAACAGGCGATTATGTTGAAAGTGTAA